GGAGAAGCAACACAGACAGCGAGCCATGACGATTGCACAAACCGAAATGGCGACTTCCTACAACAAAGGAGCTGACGAGGGAATCAGGCAGGCACAGGACCAGAACCTCATAGGTACTGTAAAAAAACGCTGGTGTACTTCCGGAGATGATGAAGTGTGCGAAATCTGCCGCAGCTTAGAGGGCAGAGAGATAAGCATGGATAGCTCATTTGAAATGGTTAAAGGCTGGCTTAACAGTGGTGGTAATTTAACGCCACCGGCACACCCAAGATGTGCGTGTGCGATAGAGTATATCGAAGTTCGCTGATTACACAGGAAAGGAGGCGGTCAGAATGAAGAAATTTTCCGACATAATACAGAAGTCAGGAGAGCCGGACAAAAACGCTCCAAGCGGCGTTATCAAAGGCAGAGTGGCTATTACAAAGTCTGATGATGATAAAATGCTGGCTTTCGGCTGGGCGAATGTGTCACTTACGGTAAATGGAGAAACAATCGAAGATTATCAGGGCGACATCATAGAACCGGAGGAACTGGAAAACGCTGCATACAATTTTGTGGAGCTATACCGAGAGGGCGGCGAAATGCACGAAAGAGGCGGTGCGGCAGTCTTGATTGAAAGCGTAGTGTTCACAGAGGAGAAGATGAAAGCAATCGGCATTCCAGAGGGTACACTTCCTGTCGGTTGGTGGATTGGCTTCAAAGTTCTTGATGAAGATGTATGGGAGAAAGTCAAAAACGGCGAATATCCTATGTTCTCAATCGAGGGAGAAGCAGAAAGGGTAGAGGTTGACAATGGC